GAGGAGAGGCATCGCAAAATTATTTTTGGGTTATTTTGGCGTTGTTATAAGCTACGGAGTTGGTGTATCGAGTGGAATCACTTGCGGGTGGAAAACTGATTCGCTGTAAACTTTGCGGGGAGGTTCGCTCCTTAAGCCTCACCTCTTGTGTTTTCGCTTCGCTTCAACACGCATTATACAGGCGGAAGAGGTCGTGTCAAGATAAAAATTACGTTTTTAGCAATTATTTTTCAGCGGGCGCTCTATAGTTGATTATCGTAGCCTGTTTTGGTGGTCAAAAGCGCTGGAATTATACGACGCAACTTTGCCTTAGAAATCAAATGGGCGTTTGAATAGAAAGGCAAAGCAAAGCGAAAAGAAAGTGGAAGGGAAAAAATCATAACTCAGTTTCCATGATCTTATTGAACCGAGCGCGAAGTTCAAGCTGTTGCTTGGATATCTTTCCACCTTTATCGTTCTTTAACATGCCGGGTGATAATGGCCTTCTGTCAGCAACGCGCTTTACTTTCTGACTTTGCGAAAACTCGGAGGGTTTCTTTATATACTTCTTTGGCTTCTTCTTTGCTTTTGGTTTGGCGCGGGTGGTTTTCTTCTTAACCTTCTTCACTTTCTTATCTGGATGGCGCAGACCGTGGCACTTGTGGCAGATTACAACGATGTCCTCATCTAATTCGTTACCGATTCGTGCGTAGGTTAGGTGGTGCAGGGCTAGACATTGATTCTTCTTGTATTGCTTACCGCAATCCGAACATGTTCTATTTGCAATTGCGATTAACCGGATACGCTTATTAAGCCAGTGGTCGGTTTTTAGGTAGGCTTTATATGATTTACGTCTCTCACCTGTGCTACATATTATCTCTTTCATGCCTCGTTTATACCGTTATTCCTTAGTAATGTCAAGTTAAATCACAGTAAAAGGAAAGTTTAAATTGAGTGCTTGACAAGCGCTCGGAAAGGAGTATATTGGTGGGACAAACAAAGGAGAGCGATAATGATTAAAACAACAACAACAATACTATGCGATATATGCGGTCGAGAGATGGATTATGCAGACGGAAATAGCATGTATAGAGGCGAGCATATGCACTCAATGCAGATTGATAGATTTGGTAGCATTGAGACCTTACATGAGTTTTGCAATGATTGTAGCGACACGATTACTCAGTCAATAGAAAGGATTCGGGAGGGAGCGATAAAGGCGGATACTAAGATTATTCACATGAGAGGTGACGAGGTTATACCGCAATACTCGCTGATAGAAATTGGAGATAGAGGTTATGCTAATATTGCATACGGAGATGTTCCGAACATTGGTGTGGCGGGTGAGTTATTAACAGCTAAATATATTGAACTGTCTGATAACGGTACGTGGGTTAATAGTGATGGAGAGCGATAAATGCCGATAAGAAAGACATATGATGTTGGGAAGAATATAGTACCGGAAGAGGAGGACTTGGGGGAAACCGAGAATCTGATGCTTGCGAGCGATGTGATGACTGCCGAGGATTTGGTAAACTACCCGAAGATTAAGAGTGAGAGTCCGAGGGATCAGGGGATTATGTGCGCGTATGCTTGCGGTTATGGGCAACGCTATATCGCGAAGATGTTTGGATTGGGTCAACCTGCCGTTTCTAAGATTATCAAGCGGATTGATCCTGACCACACGTTTCGGGTTACAGCGGACGCGAAGAAGGCTTTTATCACGCGGATAGCTGAGAGTCGGGCTGTTGAGGCGATCTCGATGATAACCTACGAGGACTTGCAGGATTCGAGCGCTACGGAGAAGGCGCGTGTTGCTGACACGATGCTGAAGATTACGCAGAGTTTGAACCAGAGCAAGCACAAGGAGTTGGGCGCGTCGATGCTTGATTCGCTTATTGATGGGGCGATTAAGGAGGCGGAGGTTGTTGTTGTGGAGAAAGGGCCGTTGGAGGGTTTGTAGATGAAAAAGAAAACGAATCAGGAATTTCTAAAGCAGATAGAGGGCAGGGATTTGGTTGCAACCGAAGAGTATATTAGCGCTAAATCAAAAATATGGTTCAAGTGTTTGCTAGATGGTTATGAGTGGACGGGAACCCCTGACAATATAATTAATAAGAACAGAGGGTGCCCTAAGTGTGCAGGAAGGATCGGTAATGAGATTGTTGCGTGGTATGACAATTATCTCGAAGTTGACGTATCAACAACTAATAATCCAAAGTCTGTTATGCTTATTGATACGAACGATTACCTTTTATTGAAACAGAAGTATGGCGGAAGAATAACTGTTGCGAGAGGAAGAAAGTCGAAATATGCGACAATCAAAGTTGATAACAAGAATAAATTTATCCACAGAGTCCTGACGGGATCTTCAGATATCATGGTTGTTGACCACCTAAACCATAATGGGTTGGATAATCGCAGATCAAATCTGCGGGTATGTACGTCCATAGAAAACTCTAGGAACATGAAACTTCAAAAAAGCAACACATCTGGTAAAGCAGGTGTATCTGCATTTGGGAAGGGGTATCGAGCGTATATTAATATAAACTCAAGACAGAAGCACCTTGGACTCTTTAAAACATTTGATGAGGCTGTTAAAGCCAGAATAAGCGCTGAAGAGAGATACTTCGGAGAGTTTGCATATAAAGGTACTTAATCATGAACTGCCCCCGGTGCAAAAAGAAGCTAGTGATGTGTAGTAGTGGATATAAATTGTATAGTTGCCCGACTCACTCCTTTATGGACTACGACGAGATTAAGGCGATGCGAGAGGCGATTAAAGCAAAACGGAGGAAGGCGAAGTGAGAAAGGCAGACAAGATGATGATTGCGCTGTTGGTTGGGATATTCGCGGTGAGCGTTCTCGACCAGTTGCGCGTTTCGAGGGAGATACATGCGTTCGTGAATGGCGTTGGCATGAGCTTCGAGTATAAAGATTGGGCATGGGAGAAATAATATGTGTTGGGCACCGGAAGAAAGTAACAAAATTGTAACATCTGACAGCGCGACGACCCACGTTATGGTACAAACATTGGGTTGCGGAGATATTATAGCGCCGATTGGACACATCACGCTTCACAAGGTTGGCGATACTTGCCGGGTTCTGGTGCGCGACTGCACCGATTGGCGGGAAATCAGCAAGGAGACGTACTTTTATCTGAGCGCGATGCTAGAATATGTGTAGGTTAAGTCTTAATGTATTGCGAACTAGCGTACTAATAGTACCGTGAGCTGTCATATATTGCGAGTTAGTTTCACTTTTCGTAACTTAGTGTTGACAGACTGGCGGAATTGTGTAAAATGGTGGGACAATAACAACAGGAGAAGTAAATGAGTATGGAAATCAAAGGCAAGGTGAAGTTTGTAGGTGAGACTCAGGTGTTCGGCAGTGGCTTTCAAAAGCGATTGTTGGTTGTGGAGTGTCAGGAGGAGGGCAGTCAGTACACGAATGATCTGGGGTTTGACCTGCTGAAAGACAATGTTACGAAGCTCGACGGCATTTCGGCGGGAGATGAGGTCGAAGTGAAGTTCAATTTGGCGAGAGCGCGGGAGTATAACGGCAAATGGTTTGGGGATATGCACACGGCTTGGTATATCAAGAAGATTGGTGGTGGTTCACCGAGCGCACCTGCACCAAAAGAAGAGGATGAAGAACCATTCTAGTCTAAACGCCTCTGATCCTGAGAGATTATGCGTACCAGTTAGCGGCGTTTGTAATTCTCCGGTAGGGTTACAGTCAATCGTCGGGGTGTAGAAGGCACCGCGCTATATCTTCCGAGTTGTGGGCGTAACCCACTTAAAAAACAGTTACGGAGGCGAAAAAACAGTTATGAGAGAAGACTTGCGAGAAGTAGTTTTAGCTTGGTGGGCACTTATGATGTTTCTTTTTATAATGATAACTCACGCCTGTGGGGCCGTATGAAAGGTGAATTACCCACAATTATAGTCGATACGCGAGAGAAGAAGCCTTTGGTGTTTGCGAATAGCGAAGTTCACGGGTTGAAAACTGGCGATTACTCTGTATTGGGGTACGAGGATTTGTTCTGCGTCGAACACAAGACGGTCAAAGACTTGATTGGAACGTGCGATTTTAAGAATCGGGAGCGATTTAGGCGCGAGCTTCAGCGGATGAAGGACAGTTTCGAGTTTTATTGCATCGTGATTAGTGGGAGTGAGAGCGATATTGACGATGTGTGCAAGAAATTGTACGCGACTCAGTGGAAGCAGTGGCTTGCGAAGACGAAACGGGGCATCAAAGCGAGAAAACCGATGCGACCCGAGGTGCGGATACCGTCAGTGAAGGGTTCATTGAAGGCATTCAGAGCCGATTTCAATTGTCATTACTATTTTTTGCGGAACAAAGAGGATGCGGCGGGTTGGATTCAAGAGCAGGCGATGTATTATTTGCGAAATAAGGGTGGCGAGGCATGATGGGAACCCGTCAGAAGTTCAAATCGGGCGACGAGTTTGACGCAATCCTCAATCGCAAGTGGTACTGTTACCTAACAAGGGCGGGAGTTTCGTCGAGAATCAAACGGCAGATGAGAAGGAGAAGGAGACACGATGACAGACGTACTATATGATGAGATATTAGCTGAGTGTGAAGAGCGAGGCGACCCAGAGCGCGATAAGAGCCACTGTTTATACGCGAGATACTTTGAATGCACCGAGGAGAGTTGCCCGATTCTGCGACAGTTCCGGGGCAAGCGACCGAAAGACATGGTTTTAGAGCGGACGAATCTGCGCAAACAGTATGAAGAGGAGATGGCGTGAATGCGTATAATGAGTTGAGTGAAGACATTGAGGAGTGCGAATGCTCCGATTGCAAGGGTGTCTTTTGGGTTCCGTACTACGATGGGTTGCCAGACATTGGGCATCCCGCGTTTTGTCCGTTCTGCGGACTTGAGTTTGGTTGGATGATGGAGACGAAATGAGAACGCTAACCATTGATTGCTTAAATGCCTCGTTGTTTATATACAACAGTAACGAGAAGCAGGCATATGAAAAGGATACGGATGTTGAGTTGTGTGAGCATCGTGGATATACGTCCGATAATTATGTTTATAGTAATGGCGATACAGGGGTTTGCTTCCATGAGGCTGTGCATTACGTTGATTGGTTGCTTGGGACGCACCTCTGTTTGGAGCAGGGAACGCTGTGGGGTAACACTGAACTCAGGGCGTATTTAATAGAGTATGTTGGGGAGAATATTATGAAGTATTGCGGTGAGGAGGAGATATGAGCGAGCATAATTTAGTGTGTTGGATTTGTTGCCACGTAAGTACGTGCGATAATTCGGTAACGATAGTGAATGAAGAGCAGATTTGTGATGAGTGCATGCACGAACTAGCGCAGATTGAGGGGGAGATGGGTGAAGAATCGTAGCGGAATAGAGGAGAGGCAGAAGGTAATGCAAGTATCCGACGAGGAATGGTCGGAGAATTGGGATAACATCTTCAAGCGCGAGAAGAAAAACGCGCCAGTAATGAAACACAAGAGGAAAAACAAGAACGATGTCGAAACTGATAATACCTAGCATTGAGGAAGAGCGCGATCTAAGCAATCTCGACGGTATTCTGTTCACCTTTATCACAGAGGCGGGCAAGCAGGAGATGGATTACGCGCAATATCTTAGCGATTTAGACCTCCGCGCCAAGATTAATGATGGTGCGCGCTACCGATTGGTGTTGGGTCGCATGATTTTCAGCTATCCAATCTCGTATTTGGCGAGCCATCCGCAGACTGCCGAGCTGATGAAGAACCTTGAAGTTGAGAAGACCAAGAATCCTCTTCGCTTCTTTGCACCGTCCGGTAAAGCCGCTCTCGATTTTCTCAATGACGAGGAGAATGACATCTGCATCTTCACAGCGCCTAACCGATTTGGCAAAACGCAGACGATGCTCGTTAAAAAGCTAGTCAACTGCATCCCTTGCGACCCGTCGTGGGAGATTTTCAGCAAGTATGGCGTGAAGCACCGCCCTTGGACTGGTGCAAAGCCGTGTGGATTCGCCTCATATGAGCTTGGGTCGCATCAATCAACCATCCTTCCGATGCTATTGGACTGGTTGCCGAAGAGCGAGTTGGGTGTTTATGCGAAAGACTACAAGGGGAAGGGCGCTAAACAGGTGACGTTGCGCGTTGACCCCAACCTTCCGCTCGCGTGTGGCTCCAAAATCGGATTCTATGCTATCTCTCAGGGCCAAGCGCGGTTCGAGTCGAACGTGGTTGAGGATTGGGGATGGGATGAGCAAGGAGAGGAAGCTCGCTTCGATGGTGCTGACGAACGCTCGCGTACAACTCAGAGCGGTGGTCGCCATGACTTCGGTATGACCCCGCATAAGATTGAGG